TCGCACTGCCCCTGTGGCGGCAATTTCCGCAGATATCAAAGTCGATACCTAGCTTACTGGCGGTCAAAGGGTCGGGGTGCTGGCACATGATATAGGTTTGCACCATGTTGCCGGTCTTGGCGTTACGGCTAGAGCGAATAGCGGCTACAAATATGTAACCACCACCCAACAAAGAACGACCTTCGTATATGAGCGAACCAGCCACTACTGAATAGCCTCACTGGTGGGCGCGTTTTGTCGATCGCTCTGGTTAGCTTCGCCGGTAAACGCCACCATAGTCTTAAGAAGTTCCAGCGTGCGCCCCATGTCTAATACCTGCAGCGACGTGGAAACCCAGCAAAGCGCCACGATACCCCACGCCATAACCACCGGATTGTCTGACGCTGCGCTGTCATCGCTTTCGCTGGCGAGCTTCACTTGCGCCAGCATAAACTCGCGAAAATTGGCGCGCACTTCAAGCGTTAGCTTTTCAGCTGTACCTAAACCGTCTAACATTTCAACCACCTCTACGTTGTATAAAGTAAGGTTTCTTACTACCACCGTAAGAAAACTTACGCAATACCTATAAAAAAAGCCGCCCCACAATAGGACGGCCTTTTTCCCTTTACTGGTTAAGTCTGTAGGCTAAGCAGCTGGCCGAGAATAGGCGAACATAAACTGACCCTGGTTATCCCGCACCGCCTCGCGGCTGAGCTTGCCATTGGCCTTCTCATACTCGGAAATGCGAGCGGAAAAATTACGGATACCGTGCCGGTAGCCATCGTCACGAGTGACCGAACCGCCACCGGCCAGTAACTCGTTAAGCTTAGTTAGTTGAGACATGTCAAAAACCTTAAGGTTTGTTAGAAGAAAGCCCCTTTTACACCGCGCGCCGCACCGGGTCAAGGGTATTCTCTTGAAAATCTGCGCCAGTTGTGAGAAAATATAAGTACAACCTGAAAGGATAAAACCTATGATTACCCTTACCTTCTACCCTGACGATTTTCGCAAAAACGAAGTGGGCATGACCTGGGAAGCTTTCCTGCTCTCGCTAGGCATAAACGACGTGCCACCTGAGGGTAAAGCCTTGGAAGCGGTGACGCTGCACGTAACCCACACTCACCTGGAGTATGTACAGGACGCTCACGCGGTATACGACGCTGACCCAGGCAGCATGGACGGCGACCACGAGAGCGCTCTAGCCTCCGTAGGCTGGGGAACCGACGAGGACTACGGCGGCAGCGGCGACGAGCGCTTATAAAGTGGGCATAGAAATACTCCTGATAGACGAGGCGACGGGGCAACCTGTCTCCTCGCTCTTCAGCCACCAGCGCGAGTGCCTACCGCCGCTCCGCCGCTTGGCCGCGCTGCTCCCGCCCGACGAAAAAACCATCCTGCTCCAGATACTGAAAGAGGAGACAGCCCAGTGATCGACCCCACAGCACCACCCTCTGCTCAAGTGGTAGAGCTGCTGATCCGGCAAGAGACCTACGAATTTTTCCGCGACCTAGGCTTCCTGAACGACCAGCCGTACGAAGTCTATATGGTAGAAGCTCTGGAGACCTTTCGAGCCTACCTGGAAGGCGCAGGCGCAGAAGACAGCCTAACCGACCCGGTGAGAGAGCTTAACGACACGCTGGCAGTGTGGAAACGCACTCGTAAGCTCAATTAGCTTGCAAATCTCTAAAAATAGTGTATACTCAATATTGTATACACAGAGAGTCTAAAGGGTATTAACACTATACGTTCTGTATGTCTCTCTCTTGATGATTCAACTTTGTACAAAAGTGAGCCGCCTTACTATGAAAAAGATCATCCACGTCAACCAACACGTCATCAAGCGAAACCGCAAGCTGGGCGAGCGCGCCCCGGTCCTCACTGTCAAGACCTACCGCACCAACGAATACGCTCACCAGGTCCACATAAGCGGCCCGTCGCGCGTAATCTATAGCCCCGACAAGCCTCTACCTTGCGGCGCTCACGTCTGGATAGAGACAGAGTCTGAGGTGGAAATTACCCATGTCTAAGAACCACTCTCTCTACCGCCAGCGCCTGGTAGACCGGCTGCGCCGCCAGATCAAGCGCTGTCGCCAGGCCAAGGCGCTGGAAGACGGCCAGTTCCGACAGCAGCGTCTCAACTCTGCTCGCACCTACTCGCGCCGCCGCAAACACCTGAAACACCTAGAAGAGGAATAGGAAGCCCATGCCCAGAGAAACAGCTAAGAAAAAGGTACCAGTAGCGGTCATGCGGGACATGCCCGAAGTGGTCACCAGGACCAGCTGGGAGTACAACGGCAAGACTCACAAGCACGAGAATGTGGTGCACCGCACCCCCCTGATCAACGCGCTCCACAACTGGGAACGCTGGATAGACGATGTGGTCACCAACACCCTGGAGATGCAGGACATCTCCATGAGCGACATCCGAACGCTCCAGCACTTGCGCTCGCAGCTGAGCAGCGCGGCGGAGAACCTCAGGTGAGGTGCCTCTGCTGCGACCAGCTTCTCCCGCTGCGCTACTCCCCGCGCCGTCGCGCTGACCCGGTTTGCTCCAGGTGCCAGAGCGCCATCGACGACACCTGCTACCCCGACCACGCCCCTCACCCCCACCTGGCACCCGCCCCGCTGACCAGGAGGAACCCTGATGTTGATTAAAATACTCTCCCCGCTCATAGGCACCGCCTTCTGTCTCCTGAACGAGGCGGAGAAGGTCGTTGACCGACACCTCCAAATGCTTCATACTGACCCTAGACCTAACACTAGCCAAGAGGACAAGAATGGACCGAAGAGAAATACTACGCCTGGCTGAAGAGCTGGTCACCGGAGACCGCGACCACCAGCACGGACCGGCCCGCGCAAACATGGCGCGCATAGCCAAGTTCTGGACCGCCTATCTTAGCTTCACAGACTCAGAGTTTGAGGTGACCCCCTCAGATGTTTGTGCAATGATGATCCTGCTGAAAGTTAGCAGGCTGTCCAACCGCTTCCGCGACGACACCTTCATAGACATAGCAGGCTACGCCAGCCTGGGGGCGGAGCTGTCGGGGGAGGACACCTGATGGAAGTTAGGCACCAACCCTGTCCCGACTGTGGAAGCTCTGACGCTCTCACCGTGTACGACGACCATACCTACTGCTTCAGCTGCAAGACGCGCTCTACCCTGGACGATCCTAAGTGGAAGGGGAGCGCGCGAGCCACGGAGAGCGTGCGGAAAGAGTCGCTGGACCTGAACAAGAAACGCTCCAGGTGGAGCGCGCGCAACATCAGCAGCGCGGTCAGCGACCACTACAGCGTCCAGGTGAAGTTCGACGGTGAGGTAGTTTTCCCCTACTATAGAAAAGACGGCTCTGAGAGCGGGAGCAAGCACCGCTCCATTGACAAGAGCTTTTACACCAGCGGCGACTTCCAGGGCGCTACCCTTTTCGGAGCGCACACTCTTAAGAAAGACGCTGTCAAGCGGGACGGTGCGGTGATAGTCACCGAAGGTGAGGCAGACGCTCTGGCGGCTTTTCAGATGATAAACCGCGTTGACCCGTCTGCTGAGCGCTTGACCAAAGACACCATGAACCGGAGAACGGTCTCTGCCTTGTCTATCAAGAGCGGTTGCGCCTCTGCCGAACGCGACTTCAGGAACAACCTGGAGCTTCTGGAATCTTTCCAGAAGGTGTACATCTGCTTCGACTCTGACCAGCCCGGTGCCGAAGCTGCGCTGAAGTGTGCCAAGCTGCTCTCTCCCGGTAAAGCCTACGTGGTCACGCTTGAGCTTAAGGACGCTTGCGACTACACCGCTGCTGAGAAAGCCACGGAGTTTACCACCCACGTTTTAGAGTCTAGCGCTTACAAGCCTAGCGGTATCGTGAACGCAGCTGACGACTTTGACTCGCTGTGGGACGCGCAGAATATCACCTCTTTCCCCTACCCCTGGGAAGGGTTGAACGAGAAGACTTACGGAATTAAGAGTCGCGACATCGTAACCTGGTGCGCTGGCACCGGAGTTGGTAAAAGTAGCGTGTTGCGCGAGCTGCAGCACCACTACCTCAGAACGACAGACCGCAAGATCGGTATCATAGCTCTGGAAGAGGGGCTGGACCGTACCAAGCGCGGCATCATGGCCGTGGAAGCTAACGACCGGCTGCACCTGAACGAGGTGTTTGAGAAATACCCTAAGGAGAAGGTGCGGGAGCTGTTCGACGCCACTCTGGGTAGCGGGCGCGTGTATCTCTACGACCACTTTGGCAGCATGGAAATCCAGGAGCTGCTGGCGCGCGTGCGCTACATGGTTGTAGGCTTGCAGGTAGACCTAATCTTCATAGACCACCTGTCGATACTATGCTCAGGATTAGAAATACAGGACGAGCGCAAGGCCATAGACCGTACAATGACCCTGCTGCGCCAGCTTACGGAAGAGACAGGTTGCGCCATTCACCTGGTGACCCACCTTCGCCGCCTGTCCTCTGACAAGTCGTTCGAGTCTTCCGACGCGGAGATAAACCTGTCGCATCTCCGTGGATCTCACGGAATTAGCCAAATCTCCGACACCGTTATTGCCCTGGAAAGAAACACTCAGTCGGACGACCCGGTCGAGGCAAACACCGTGACCATGCGTGTTCTCAAGTGTAGGTACACCGGGGATACCGGGTTGGCCGGTAGGTTGTATTACGACAAGACTTCTGGTAGACTAGAGAACTTAGCCCTGACAGAGGATTTTTAGCATGAAGTCTCCCTTCTCCGAACGCCGTTCGCGCAGAAGATCGCGCCTGCGCCCCCTGAACCACTGTAAAAAGCTAGGTCCGAAATCGTGTCACCGCAGAAGCCGTAAGAAAAGAAGAGGTCAAGGTAAATGAAGTTTCCAGATCGTATGTCCAGGAGCGACGTTATAAAAAGTTTGGAGCTGAGGCGCGACCTGCTGCGCGACGACTACAACGGTATACTGGCAGGAGTTATCAAGGGCGACGAGAACTGGGTAGGTGAGCAGCTGCGCCAGCTCAGCAAACACATTGAAAAACTCAGAACTGGTGCGCTGTAGCGTGCGAAGCTGCGTACTTGACATAGAGACCGACGGTTTCTTCCCTTCTAAAATTCACTGCCTCTGTGTTAAAGAAGTAGGCGATGGAACTGTGCTGGTGTTCTTAACCCCGCGCGGTGTAGACGAGTTCCTCTCCAAGTTCGACACAGTCATAGCTCACAACGGCTGCGCGTACGATTTCCCCGCCCTGTCCTCTCTCTGGGGAGTCGATATTCCTGTTTATAAACAGACAGATACGCTCATCATGTCTAGGTTGTCTCGCCCAGATCGGAAGGGCGGTCACAGCCTGAAAGTTTGGGGGGAACGGTTGGGTTTGGCTAAGCAAGCGTACGACCTGGGGTTTGCAATGTGTACGCCCGAACTGATAGAGTATTGCAAGACCGACGTGCTGCTCTGCGACAAGTTGTATCAACATTTGTTGAGAGACACGGTAAACTTTACCGCCAAGTCTATCCGTAGCGAACACCGTATGCAGATTTTAGCAAACAAGGTGGAGAAAGCTGGTTTTGCTTTCGATCTGGAGCGTGGCTACAAACTTTATTCAAAGCTGATAAAGAAGCAAAAAAGTATTGCGCTGAAAATGCAAGACGTTTTCCCCGACTCTGTGGTGCAGATGAAGACAAAGGTTAAGCTCGTCCCGTTCAACCCTGCCAGCAGGAAACAAATCGGAGAGCGTCTGCAGGAGCGCGGGTGGAAACCTAAGATGTTCACCGAAACAGGGCTTCCCAAGATAGACGAGAACACCTTGAGCGACTGTAAGATACCCGAAGCTCAGGTGCTGGCGGAATATTTCATGCTGCAGAAGAGGACCGGGATGCTAGACTCTTGGATACAGGGTTGCAGCAGCGACCTGAGAGTTCACTGCAACTTCCACCCGCTAGGGGCTGTGACAAATCGCATGTCCTCCTCCTCCCCAAATTTACAGCAGATACCTTCCATGAGAAAGCCTTTAGGCCACGAGTGTAGAGAGTTATGGGTCGCTGAACCCGGCCATGTGCTTGTGGATACAGATGCTAAATCCCTGGAACTGAGAGTTTTGGCTCACTATATGAACGACGCCGCCTACACCAGAGAGGTGCTTGAGGGGGATATCCACACTACCAACCAGAAGATGGCTGGACTGCCCACCAGGGACACTGCAAAGGTGTTCATATACGCTCTCCTGTACGGCGCAGGGGATGCCAAGCTAGGCACCATAGTGGAAGGCACCGCAGCAGACGGTAAGGCTCTCAGAGAGCGCTTCCTGGCGAATCTACCGGCGTTCACCAAGCTGAGGTCAGCTGTCATCCTTAAAGGGACGCAGCGGCACCGGCTGAAGGGCATAGACGGCAGGATTTTACACGTCAGGCACCCTCACGCCAGCCTTAATACCCTTATACAGGGGTCTAGCGCTATTCTTATGAAGAGCTGGTTCATGCGTACCGACGGGAAGCTGCCCGACGGTGCCAAGATCGTGGCTATGGTCCACGATGAGCTGGTCATCGAAGCCCTGGAGAAAGACGTTGACAGGGTAAGTCAGTGTGCTAAACTAAGCTTACAGCTGGTAAATAAAGAATACAATTTACGCTGTAAACTCGATTGCGACGTTATTTCTGGAAACAACTGGAGTGAGATACACTAACATGGCTCAGAAACCTAAGAGGACTACCGTTGATTACGTAGAGGGTATTCTAAACTACCCCTATATTTTTGACACCAAGGATCGCTACGACCACTACAGTGTCGCAGTGCTTCTCGCGGGCGACCAGATAGTAAAGGCTAAAAAGCTAGGCCTTAAGCTGAAGCAGGACGACGAGAAGTATAACGGGATGCCCTATGTGCAGCTCCGTTCTAACTACAAGCCCGAACTGTTTGACGAGAACGGTGAGCCTTACGAAGGCACAACCATGATTTCCAACGGTTCCACCGGGATCGTAAAGATCACTCAGCGGCCCTACGACAACCAGTATGGTCAAGGCGTCAGCACTTTCTTCACGGCTGTTAAACTGCTCGATGTCATAGAGTATAAGCCAGACGGTGGCGAACGAGCCGACTCAGCTGAATTTTAGAGGTTCTAGTGCCGCGCCGCGAGTATGGGCATTGGGATATTTCCGAAGTTGGGAAGTTTGATCCTGATGCCCACCTTGGCTTTGTCTACAAGATAACAAATCTAATTAACGATAAGAAGTATATAGGCTGTAAGCACCTTTGGAAATTTAGCAAGGGTAAGCGGATAAAGGCTAGCGAGTGGAAGTATTACTGTAGTAGTTCCAAGTATTTAATACCTGATATCAAGACAAACGGTAAGCGTAAATTCAAATTTGAAATACTCATGCTTTGCGACAATAAGAGAAACCTGTATTACAACGAGATGAAATTACAGGCGGCGCTAGGAGTTTTAGAGAGCGACGATTATTATAACGCAAACATAGGTGGCATGAGGTTTTACCGCCCTGTCAAGAGCTATCTATCTGAGGAGCTGAGAGAAAAACTTAGAGGTGTAAATGCTGGTAGCTATCGCGGTCCTTTCCTGATAACCTATTACGGCGGCCACCAGGAATGGGTCAACGGATCTACCGTCAGGCAGTGGTGCAAGGATAACGGGTTTAATCACCAGAGACTTTACGAAGTACGAACCGGAAAACGCAAAATATATAACGGAGTAATAGCTATGGAGTACACTGATGAAACAAATCAACAACCTGGTTAGCGACGTTTACAAGCTGCTTGAGGAAGGGACCAAGACTCCCGACCGTGGTAACCTATTCGGAATGGCCAGCAGCGTCATGGAGTCTGTCAGGCGTCAGCTGTGGAGCAGCGGGAGCGGTCGCAAGTCTGCGCTGCGTATGTCTAACCTGGGAAAACCGTGTACTCGCGCTCTGTGGTACGACATCAAAGGTACGCACCAGCCTGAACCTCTTACTCCTCAAACGAAGCTCAAGTTTATGATAGGCGACGTGGTGGAAGCCGTTGTCCTCTACCTGGTCAAGGAAGCTGGGCATAGTGTGGAAGACCAGCAGCTAGAGGTGAGCATAGACGGGATCAAGGGGCATATAGACGCCCGCATAGACGGTATGCTGACCGACGTGAAGAGCAGCAGCAGCTACGGCATGAAGAAGTTTAAGAACGGTACGCTGCCCGACGACGACCCCTTTGGCTACATATCCCAGATGAGCGGCTACGCCAACGCTCTGGGAGACAAAGAGGGCATGTTCCTGGCCTTTGACAAGAGTAGCGGCGAGCTAGCCACCTACACGCACAAGGATATGGAGAACACCGCTGAGCGTATCAAAGAAGTACAGGGCGCTCTTGCCAAAGATGAGCCTCCTGAGCGAGCGTTCAAGTCGGTGACCGACAGGTCTACCAGGCGCAAGCTCAACATAAACTGCTCTTACTGCTCTCACAAGGCAGAGTGCTGGAAGAGCGATGACCTGGTCCTTGAGTTCAAAAGTGGCCGACCCGTGTGGTTTCTCGGCAAAGCTGAGAAGAAAACCAGGGCAACCTCTAAAAATGATTTCTGATCAAATACTCAGTGATTTAGCAGAAGCCTACTCTCCAGAGCAGATCATAGAGCTGCTCGACCTGGAACCTATTGATCTTTTACAAGCGTTCGTAGATCGTGTTCAGGAAAATATAACCAAGTTTGAAATAAGGCCAGTGGACTGCAATGATTTACAGCTCTAACGAAAACCCTATGTTCCGCTCTAAGTTCTCCGAAGACATTTTCAAGCACAAGTACGCGCACGAGGATTGCCACACTTGGGCAGATTTGTCTCGCACCTTGGTCAAGGATGTGTGTGGCGAGGACTTCAGCAAGGACGAGCAGGACGAGCTGACTCAGATCATAACAGACCTTAAGTTCATCCCCGGCGGTAGATACTTGTACTACGCCGGTAGACCTAATAAGTTTTTCAACAACTGCTACTTGCTCAAGGCAGAGGAAGATTCCAGAGAAGATTGGGCTGACCTGTCTTGGAAGACAGAGAGCTGCCTGATGACCGGCGGCGGCATAGGGGTAGACTACTCTGTCTACAGGCCGTCCGGTTCTGGTCTGAAGAAGACGGGCGGCATAGCCAGCGGCCCTATACCTAAGATGCAGATGATTAACGAGATAGGCCGCAGGGTGATGCAGGGCGGTAGCCGCCGCAGCGCTATCTATGCCAGCCTCAACTGGCAGCACCGCGATGCTGATATTTTCCTACACTCTAAGAACTGGCAAGACATGCCGGTGGGCAACACAGGTCTCAACCTGGCTCAGGTTAAGGAGCAGGACTTTAACTTCCCCGCCCCCTTGGACATGACCAATATCAGCCTGAACTACGATACAGATTGGATCAACTCGTACTGGCAGAGCGGCAGCGTTGGCGACATCTTTCGCGAGAATATCAAACAAGCTCTCTCCACAGCTGAGCCTGGTTTCAGCTTTAACTTCTTTGACAAGGAAGACGAGACTCTTCGCAACGCGTGTACCGAGGTCACCAGTGCCGACGATTCTGATGTGTGTAACCTAGGTTCTATCAACCTTGGCAGGATAGAAACCCTGGCAGAGTTTAGCAACGTGTGCGAGCTGGCCACTAAGTTTTTACTGTGCGGCACCTTGAAGGCTAAGCTCCCTTATGATAAAATAGACGCCGTCAGGGAGAAGAACCGCAGGCTAGGTTTAGGCTTGATGGGGGTACACGAGTGGCTAATCAAGCGAGGTTACAAGTATGAGGTTACACCTGAGCTTCACCAGTGGCTCTCTACTTATAGAGGCGTTAGTGATAGTGCTAGCCGTGATTTTTCTACTGAACTTTGTATTTCTAGGCCTGTGGCTGTTAGAGCGATTGCCCCCACCGGCTCAATCGGTATCCTTGCTGGTACTAGTACTGGGATTGAACCTATTTTTGCTGTATCCTATCGCCGCCGGTATCTTAAAGGGCAGAGTCGCTGGCACTATCAGTATGTGGTAGACAGCGCAGCGCAGGAAATCATAGACTTGTACGGGACCAACCCTGACAAGATTGAATCGGCCATAGACTTGGCTGAGAACTACGAGCGGCGAATAGCCTTTCAAGCCGACATGCAAGACTACGTGGACATGGCTATCTCGTCTACCATCAACCTACCAGCGTGGGGGTCTAAGCTTAACAATGAAGACACTGTGGACAAGTTTGCTAATACTCTCGCCTCTTACGCTCACCGCTTGCGAGGCTTTACCGTATATCCTAATGGCTGCAGGGGGGGTCAACCTCTGACCACTGTTCCCTACGCGGAAGCTGTGGACAAGCTAGGTGAGGAGTTTGAAGAGGGGGTAGAGGTGCATGACATCTGTAATATCACGGGTCACGGGGGAGTGTGCAATGCCTGAAGAGTGCGCTCACAAGAGGAACAATGTTCTCTTGCGAGAAAATGTGAAGGAGCTGCAACGCCAGCTACAGGAGTCTTATAAGAGAGTTGCAGAGCTATCGCACACCGTGGATCGCTTAAGGATCGAGATTAGTAGCAACTATCACTCAGACTAGCGCGGCGTCTTCTCCGTAAAAGTTATAGAAGTTGTCCCACCACGTCCCGGTAAACGGTTCAGTAGAGGCGGCGGGGAAAGGAGCAGGAGGAGCTACGTATGGTTCAGGTAGAGGTGGTGAAGCCGATATTGACCCCGTAACTGCTGAGCCTAAGCCGCCCTTAGACGCTCCGGTTTTTGCGTAGCTTACAGGGCCAGACGGTCCTCCTTGGGGTGCGCCTGTTATACCCGCTACAGCGTTTGCCACAGCAGCCGCTGTTTTCCCGAAGGTTCCTCCTTTTGCCATTGCTTGAGCAACGGTCCCGAATAGGCCCATCACTGCTCCTGGTACTCCACCTGTCAGTGCAGAAAAAGCTATTGGGCCTAGTATACCCAGCGCCTCTGAAAACGTCAGGGACGGCGGTGCTGCTGTAAACGGGGAGTATCCCATGCTGTATGCTGCAAACGGGTTTCCTGTGTTCATAGGAGAATTTGGAGCAAAAGTTTCAGCAGCGTACGCTTCTCCAAAAGTGGGAGCACCTTCCCAGTTTCCTGCTGCGTTGTAAGAGGTATCGCCCGGTGCTACGCTACCGCCTAGAGCAGTCTGAGAAGCTTCACCCTCTCCTCCTCCCACGAGGAAACCCAGACCACCGCCGCCTTCTGTTTGGAAACCTACGGGAGATGGTGGTGATGGTACAGGTGCTAAAGGTGCCGGGGATGGCGGAGGTGCTGGCGGAGGTGAAAAGGTGGTAGGTGCTTGAGGAGCAGGGCCGCCCATAGCACCTCCGCCACCTGGAGCGCCAAACCCTAACCCCGCAGATTGTCCCACCGTCCCTGGACCAAATCCAAATGCCCAATACTCAGGCAATCCCGTCGCAGGGTTGGTAGTGCCAGCACCGCCCATTCTCCTAAGCATCTCGGCTTCCGCCGCGCTGATATGAGCCACCTGACCGCCCATCAGCGCGTTGTCTTCTCTCCTGCCCTGATTGGCCAACAGGCCGTAATTCATCATTCGCACAGCTCCTCATACACAGCGTTGTACTCATCGGCCCAGCGCAACGTCTCTTCGCTCAAGCGCACTGGGGAGTGGTCGTCCACCCCG